TTTAAATCTTTTACTTGAATTTTAATTAAAAGAACTTCGCCTAATCCAAAATTAGAAATATGATTTATTACAACAGAAAAATCATTTCCAATTGGAGTAATCTCGGATAATATACCGTCATACTGAAGTGTAAATGTTGCTGCAGTAATAGCTATAAATCCAGATACCTCAACATGTAATGTTGATATATCTATACCATTACCATCATCAATAATTGTAAATTCTATCACAGAGTCGAGAGATACATTCTTCTCTCCCTCTGATGGCGATAATCCCGCTATTGATAACATAAGAACTCCAATCTACGATACACTCAAATAATAATAGTAGTATTATTTGGTCTTTTCTAAGAGTTCTTCTTTCTTATCGTCTTTCTCATCATTTGGAACTTCATGATACTCAACGAGATCGTCTACATACTTTGATGCGTTATCATCACCAACCTCTTCTTGCTGGTATTGTATTTGTCGTTGGAATGCCTCCATCTCATCATCTCTATCTAAATAATCTTTTGCATCATCAGAATTAATGCCCTCTCTCTTCATATGTTGTAGCGAATGCACTAATTCATGTATGGCATATCTCATAATGACTTCAAACTCATCATCTATTAAGTTGTAATTTAACATAATATGAGAGTCTACTGTTTTTGCTGATACATCTATATCGCTTGAGAATTCTATTGGAACTCCATCAACTATATCTGTATCAAATCCAAACTCTTTACAAACTTCCTTAACTATATTATTAGACTTAAGCTCTTTCTTTAGCTTACTCAATAATTCAATAGTATCCTCTAATGTCTTATTAGATTTACTTTGCTTTGCCTGGATGATTATCATTTTTATCTATTTCCATTATCTGAATTTTTGCGAGTAAACTTGATTGCTTTAAAATATTAATGCGCTTTCTAGCCTCACTAATTGCTGTTTCTAGTCCGAGTATTTCAAACTCTATCTCATCAGGAGATGATGGTTTTAAAAATCCACAATATTCAACGTGGCATATTTCAGGGTCTTTCATTTTATTATTTAACTCTCAACACTATCTTTACTTGCATTTTTTTTATCTGATGTTTCTATTTCCTTTGCACAATCTGAAATATCTAACACCAGTCTTTCTAGTTGCGTCTTTAATGAATTACGTTGAATAAGTAGATCTTTTATTTCCTTAATCTCACTTAAGTTTACTGCCTTATGCATATTATTCTCCGCGCGGTTTTGTTTTTAAAATAAGTTTGATTTTATCTAAAGCGATTGTTAATTCTTTCATCGTTTTGTTGTAATCTTCTAGCATTTTTCTGTAATCTTCAATTCTGCTATTATTGATTTCATATATTTTTTCGTTTAAATCATCGTTCTTTTCGAGATAGTTTTCGATATTTTTTAAATCTTTCTCTATAAGTTTCTCAAGATTTGTAATAGATTTTTCCATTAAATCTAGCGACTCCTCGAAGGATCTTTTAACATACCATACAGGTACACCGTCTTGGTCACGCACATTATGCCATGTCCATAGGTCTTCAAGTTTTTTTTCAAAATCTAAAAATCTTGCGTCTAAATCTTTTATACTTTCTTTTATCGCATCTTTAATCTTTTTTTCTGACTCATCCCGTTCCTTTGTTTTTTCTCCAGATGCTCCAAAAAATTTTTCACGATATACAATCCAAGCAATAGCGAGCAAGAACAAGAATCCAAAGACTCCGCCCTTCTCTATCGCATATTGAAAAAATACATCGCCCATGTTAAATATTTGATTCCTTTGTTGTACTCTTAAGCGCCTTTTCATCTTGAACTTGTTGTGATAAAATCTTAGCCATAGACGCAATCTCATACTTTCTCTCAAGATAAATAGTAGCATCTTTATACAAATAATCAGTTATTTTTGACACGATTCCGTTTCCACCATATTCTAGTGCACCATGACCACTAGATATTCTAATGGGTCTAGTTCTTTCCTCCAAACCAATATCTTTTTCAAAAATTTCTCTAACTATTGTTAAAAATTCACTAGTGCCACGAAGAGAAAAGAATGTACAAGTGGTTTTTTTACCTTTTTGTAATGATTGATATGACACAGTTCCTCACAAATGTGGCCACTATATTATTCTTCTATATTATTCTTCGCGCACGCAAATGCTTTAATCTGGTCAAGGCCGGTGCGGCAGATCCTAGATTGGACGCTGAACCAAAACTGCGAGGACCAGGACGAATACTGTTTTTAATAAACTGCAGTCTTTCTCTATAGCTGCTAAGCCAAGTGCTATAGTGAGTTTGCAAGAAATCGCCAAACTGAGGCGGCTGATAACTGATTCCGCCGTCTGATATAGTAAAGTCTCTACCACGCTCCAGAAGGGCCTGAGAAGACAAAGCAAATACATACGCCGCCTCTACTATAATGTGAGAAAACGTTGTATATATAATTTGATCTGAAAACGCATAAGTTGTAAAGAATGGAACTGAATTAAATTCAGATAACGCTTGACATAATAATGCGATCAAAATATCATCCGGAAAAACATTACATTCTTCCGTTATTAGAGTTCCATATCCATCATATGTAAATGCTCCAAACTGGTCTCTAACAGGCTTTATACCTGTCGATCTAAGTCTAGATTTTAAAAACTTCAGAAGAACATTTATTCCGTGAAGTTCTTCATCTGAAAAGTTAAAATCAATATCATCGGATATTTGAATCTTTCCTTGACCTATAGTTGGTGTAAGGACAGACGTAGGAGTAACAACAGTAAATCCAAATGATGTATCTAGTACTGCGGTATCGAGAATTGCACGCCATTCGTCAACCCAAGAGCCGGCATCTGCATTATCAGGAACTCTATATTTATACTGATATAAGCCTTCTCCTAAATATTCAACATTAACATCGGTAAATGCAAGAATTATGTTGCCATCTAGATCGCGAATCTGAATCATGGGAGTTTCATCTGCCGCAACTTTTTTGCTGCAGTTGTCAAAAAATTGTATTTGAAGCTCAACTTCTTGTCCTTGAACTGCAGAATCTCTAGGGTAGCACGGCATGAATTCTCCTTACCTTACTTTGTATATAAAAGTTTTTTAATAGAACGAATTGTATTATCAAACTTAGAAAAGTCACTATTTATATACTCAACTGATAATTCTTCTGCTAAATCTTGCGGATCCTCTATAATGAATTCAAATTTTCCAGTGGATGATTTTTTAGCATTGAGCAAATTTAATCCACTAATTACTAAAAATGCAGCTAGGGATAAATCTGACGTAATGAATAATTTTTGTCCCATAATTTATACCCTACCTATTAATTTTTTATGTGCTGAGCAATAATTTCCTAGTTTTGGAGCCTGTCTTTTACATGCGACACCGTCTTCTTTCATATATTGACAATTTTTAAATTCAAACATTTTAGATTCATTACTAATTTCAGCTTCCTCTTTAATTGTTTCTGTAATTATTTCAGGCTCATCATCTAGTGTTAAAAATGAACCAGAATCAATACTTTTTTGTTCTTCATATATTGGCATTATAACTTGAGGAATAAAATATTCTATCTTTTCTTCTTTTATTGGCTGTACTTCTTCGACTTTAGTAATTTTCGCAGCAAGTGAACTAGCTGATTCCATCTGAGATAGATCTTTTTCAAATTCAAAAAAATCGCCTATATCTTCCAAATCTTGATTTTGAAGACTAATGCTATTTAACCCTCTACGTGGTTTTTTAATTGCATGAACTCTATCCTGCAATACTTTGCCGTCTATCTTTATTAGTCTATTTTTTAAATCTTCTCTTGTCACGTTTATTGGCCATCCCGCTGTAAATATAATAAGCAAAATAGCATAATTATACTTGTTTATGAATTATACTATATAATTATTATAATCCTTCTTCCCAGTGGACTCCAATTCTTGAAATTTGTGTTGATGTTGATTCGGAAGTTATTGTCAATGATTCTCCTGGCATAATCCAACAGTGTCCATTAGTTGATACTGTATGTGTTCCTCCGCCATAACCTCCTTGTGATGTGAAAATTACTTCACCACCAGTAAATCCAGCAGTACCAGATGTTGATGTTGAGCATGAAGAATTTAATAAATTTACATCAGTCTGTGTTGTTCCGGTTACTGGCGTATTTCTACGAAAACGAATTACACTTCCATTTGTTGCATTTGCATCAATACCTAATGACATTGATGTAATACGCATCGGTGTATTATTTGCTACGCCGGCAAATGTAAGTTTGTTTGTTATAGTGCAGATATATCTTTCGGCACCCGTTGTTACAGAAACTGCCGGAGCAATAAAACCGGAATTTCTCTGTGGAGCCATCTCATAATGATTTGGCCCAATATAATATGCGTTCCATGCCGTTGTTCTTATCTGAGGAGTTGTAGCACCGGAAGTTTTTGTTATTTCTGCCCGAACAATAAAATGAGGATCTGCGACTGCTGTTGCTGTTCCAGCATTTATCAAAGTATAGAAATGAACAGGATACAGTCTTCCGTTTGTACCAATTACTGATAAAATTGCACCATATCCTCCAGAGCCCTTTTTTATATGGAATGTATTGATATTTGGTGCCATTGCGCTCATATCTAAACGTGACGGGCCAAGACCATTTAATTTATCTATATTCCACGCAGTTTGTGCAATATGGCTTACAGTTACTCCACCTTTTCTAACTAAAAATCCAAATGCAGTTCCTTCATAACCGACAAAATAACCGTCTGAGCCGCCTCTAGTTGATAGTCCAATATATTGTGTACTTGCAGCACTCACTCCTGCAGCGTCAAATGCGGCGGAAAAAAATGCTCCCATTTCATGCCCAACATTATATGACGAGTATTGTTTACTCTCCAACGCAACCCTACATGTTGCAAATGTTCCAGATGTTAAAAGACAAACTGAAGATGCCGTAGAAACCGTACCATTAACTGCAACATTCTTCGTTATGACACATGTTGCTCCACTTTCTGCGGCCGTAATTCCAACACCAGTAATTGTTTCTCCGTCAGTTAAAACACCGCGAATAACTCGAAGGCGAATTGGTGTAACTATTGTTTCTATTATTGCAGTAGCACCAGATGTTCCACCAGATACAGTTTCATTAACTGTAAATGTTCCAGCGCCTCCACTTTTGTCGTATAGCTCAATTCTTGCCGTGATCTGTGACGGAAGACCATAGGTAAAGTTAACTGACACTGAATCGTGACGTGTACCAACAATTAAATCGCCATATGGAGTGCATTCCCACGGAAGACCATTGGCGTCGAGATAACTTTTTGGTGAAAAACTCATGAAGCCTCCATTGGAAATAATTTAATAATCTACGGCGCAGTCGCCCTTTTCTTAGACGGAGTATCTGTTGACCAAACTGGTGTTGTAATTGTTCCGTTTGGACCACCTTGAGTTCCGGTTAACGTTGTACCAGATCCATCTGTCATTAGCCATTCGCCATCAACAGCTACAGCTTTATCGTCATAGTAGAGGTCTTTTGCCTCTGCTGCTGTCAATACTCGGTTATGCATCCTAACACAAGTCATTTTTCCGATAAGCCCAGAGATACCGGCATTCGTACCTAGCGAGAATGCAACTGGATTGCCGAGTACTGGTGCGACGAGCGTATCAATATTGATCTGTGCTACTTGCATTATACCATTTGCATAACACCTCGTTTGATTTTTTGTACTTGCTACAGCAACAACAACGTGATTCCATCCACCAATATTTGGAAGTGCTCCAAATGTAACTGAAATACTCCCACTTCCTCCGGCGCCCGTATTTCCTTGCATGATAAACTCAATACCATTAGTGTCTGAGCGATATCTAATCCACCACCCTCCAATAGCGCTATAACGACCTACTAGATATTGTATTGAGCCTGTCCGCGCATTAACCCAAAACGATGTTGACCAGACATCTGTTTTTTCTTTATCGTAGACGTTCCCATGCGACGAATAACCAGAAGATGCTAACATTTGAAGCGAGTACGGGATATCGATTAGTGTACGTCTACGTTTTGATGGTGTAGAGTTATTCCATACTGGTGCTACGTTAAAGTATGTGGCAGTATTTCCAGCAACAGAATCCGCATATGTGGTTCCGCTACCTTCTTCAAACTTATATCGATGCACACAACCTGGTGCTTGCGTTCCATATAAATAGTCTGCGAGGACTTCAGCGTCAGTTGGTACGGTGCCTTTGTAGAAAGATACATCTGCGTAATCGCCAATTGTACCAGTCGATAGTTCGGCTGTCATTCCAAGGGATGCTGTTCCAGTCGCTGTAATATTCCATGCTGTGATCGCTGTAGACGTACCAAAAAGTTTTCCATCTCGATAGGCGCGTATCTTTGAATCTACCGCAGAGACTGTAACGAAGATTCGAATGAATTTTGACGTCTGACCTGCAAAGAAATCAATAAATGTAAATGATGCTGCTGCATTTTTAACATATACTGAGAAGTTATTTGTACCTGCACCACGATATAATACCCATCCCAATGCATAAGATGCAGAGTTATAAAGTACAAAGTGGTCGCCAGCAGCCGCAGCGCGAACATTTAACCATAATGCGCAAGAGAATGATGAAGTGCCCGGAGTAAGGTTAGCTGTATTTGGAATTGCTACGGACATATTCGCGGCATTGAACGCCAACGAATACGGAATGTTCGTAATTATACGCCTTGCTTTGGATGGTACACTTGTACTCCAAACTGGCGTAGTTATTGTTCCGTTTGGACCACCTTGCGTACCAGTTAACGTTGTTCCGGTTCCATCGGTCATTAACCATTCACCTTCGACAGCTACAGCTTTGTCATCATAGTAAAGGTCTGCAACTTCAGTTGGAGTCAGAACGCGATTATGCATTCGTACTCGTGCCATTGTTCCGACAGGTCCAGTACTACCACCTTGTCTAGCTCCGATCGTAAAATTTACACCACTGCCTAGAGTGCTCGTAGTTAAGGAATTCGAAACAATTGTCATTAGCTGTGGCATTCCATTGACGTATCCAATCACTCCACTAGCATCTGATGATCCATTATATGTGAATGTTATATGAACCCATTTATTAAACTTCATGTATTGGGAAGCGAATCGTGTATTAATCAGGTTTGTTCCTGTGCTAATAATGTTAAGTGACACACCAAGCGTTGTGTTATTTGCAACCTCCCACCCAGTAAGCGTTCCAGCAACACGAAGTCTGCCGACCATCACGGCAGTTACATCTGTGGTGCGTATCCAAAACGATACGCTAAAAGAATCGGTACGTTCTTTATCATAAACATTACCATGAGTCGAGTAGCCAGTAGTGCCATTCAGTTGCAGCGAGTACGGCATGTCAATCGCGGTGCGGCGGCGAGCTGCGGTAGATCTGGCCATTACGGCACCAGAGGCACAGAATCATCAATCAAAACTGTACCAGGAGCAATGGTTAAACTTGCAGCAATATCTTGAGGTGTAATTTTACTAGATATTTTAGAGCCATTATCTGCCTTTAATTCGCCGGAAGCTTCCTCAATTGAAAGTCCATAGGCAATAGCTCGAATATAATCATCAACAGTTCCTGCAAATTGTTGTGGCATTCGACGTGTAACTTTTTTACCAGAAACATCGAATTCAATTTTTCTAGTTCCAGCGACATGTTGTGTAAATGTAACCATAAATAAACTCCAAATCTAAAATCAACCAAAACTAAGTTACCTATATGATAATTGCACGGAAACGTCTGCGGTCGTAGTAAACCCTACATAAATTCCTGTTGTGCAAACTCTATCAAACAATAACGTATATGGCCTAAAGAATGTCGTTGCGTCAATTTGTATAATACAAATTATCGTTCCAGATTCCGCAGTATTATCATATATTATAATGGAGCCAACAGTAGGCGCTACGTCTGCGCAATGCACAGTAACACAATGTAAAAATCCAGCAGAAGCTTTCACTTGAGTATCTGCAACACAGTTAATACCAGTATACTGATGCTCAACCCTAGCAACTAGAGCATTCTGATCCTCATACGATGGAAGCTCATCATTTCTTGTATTTAAAGCTCCACGGGCAGAGGCTTGAATTGGTCCGCCCTGACCTTCAGTTCTTGTCGTTGGTGTAGCATTATATACGGCCAAAGGCAATGTATTCAATAAACCAGCAAAAGTTGATTGAACCGCAATTAAACCAGAGCGAACTCTGTCCCACGTAGTTCCATTAAAAGAAGATAAATGTGTCGCTGTTAATGCACGTGTCGTTGTATTACTTACTGCATCGGCACCAGCAGCCTCAGTCGCTGATCCACCAGCGCTACTTGAAACAACATTAACGTTTAAACTTCCGTTAGCGTCTGTCTGAAGAGGGTCTATATTCGTTGGCGGTATAATTCTCATGGATTCTCCGATTAAGAGGCTGAGCCAGGTACGCGATCAACATGAAAATCAATTCTGACATTTAGTGTGGCATTTGCATCTGGTTGTAAAAATAAAGATAGCTTTCCTTCTAGACTTGGACTTCTCAAGCTAAATGGTGCACTAATATCTGCATCAATAAACGATGGCATTGCACCATCTTCATATAAGTAAACTAAAGTCTCATCTGTGCTCAAGGTTGTCGTATATCTAACTTCGACATTTATAAGTGTGGCGTTTGAAGTTATATCGCGAATAACTATCTGATCAATTTCGCCTGAGTGCTTTTGGTCTATAATGTTATCGATTAATACACCAGATGATGTAGCTACAATATTTTCGAAAAATTTTGTTACTGTTGACATACTTTCCCCATTAAGACATTTATATCATCTTCTATTATACAATAAATTTAGTAGTAGCTATTTGTGATGTTAATGACTTAAATTACTTAAAGTTTGTGTTCGCAGATATTTGAGCCGCAGCAGACAAATAAAAAAGCCAACGAAATTTGGGTTCGTTGGCTTGGAGAACTACAGCTGCAAAATTGCGATTTCTGTGATTATAACTTTAATTCGTAAATATTAGAACCACACCCATGTATCTTGTAAACTCCAGCCGCTGAAGCTACATCCTTTTCTGGTATTCCTGGTTTAGCACGGTACGAAAAACGATTCTCTCTCTTGTATCCATTAGTGTAATGATAATCTAGTTTTGTTTTTCCGACAAATGAAAATCCGTTAATGCTATATACGTTTCCACCGCCAAATCTAAGATCAGCATAGGTTAATATAGAATCATATTTTCTTTCTCTCAAAAAGCTGATTGAGTGTTTTAAAAGTTTACTAAATCCACCGACAACATTTGTGTTAAGTTTTGATGCAAACCTAGCTATCTCGATTTTATTTTTATATTTTTCTATAAAAGAATTTCTAAAGCTAATTGCAGATACAATTTCACCATTAATAATTAATCCAAAACTATAGATATTTTTTGCGTCACCGGATATGTGATTTTTCTCAAAAAAATCTTTTGATTCTTTGTGAGTTAATTCAACAATTTTTGTTTTTCTGGCGTGTATTTTACTTACAGATTGCTTAAGCTTATTCTCTATCATAGATATAGCAATATCTCTATTTAAATACCATTCATCTGAAAAGAAAATTAATGTGTTTGAATTCTTATCTTTAATATCTTTTATTGTATATTTTTTACCCGCAAACAGCTTTGTCAATGGTGAGATATAAACGCTTATATTATCTTTTTCCCAAGAATTACTTTCCACATTTATTGTTCCACCATATTTTTTAAATAAATACGTTACAGGCTCTGAGTTATACCTATTCTCTATAGCTTCATGCTTATCAACAGAAGATCTCTCTTTTAATGTTTTAATAATATGATCTCTGGAACATAATACTTTTCCATTATTTTTCCAATCACGAATACCGTTATCTTTTATTGGAATGATATGATCACATTCTAAAGTCAATCTATTTTCCTGTAAAATTTCTTTTTCATTTTTTAATAGCTCTTCTGAAATACCACATTCTTCGCAGCAATAATTGGCTCTTTTCATTAGTGAATCTCTGTCGTTTTTCTGGAATAAAGAACTAATCCTCCAATTTGCAGACACCAATGTTCTGTCAACTATCCAGTTGCGACTTTCTGGTCCTGATTTAAATAAAGTCTTTAACTCTTTTCTCTCAAATTTACACTTCATAACCTCTTTTATTTTTTCAGAAGATCTTTTTATTCTAGTATCGGTCCTGGCCGTTAATCCAAAATTCCATGAACGTTTCTCACCAGATTCGTATGATTTAATTAATCCTTTTGAATTTTTAGCTCTACCATCTTCTGACTGATTGCGCTTTGTATTGATTTCCTTAATCCAGTCATATTCTCCTGATGCGTAATTTTCTTTTGATGTTTTGCCTATGTGAAATTTTCTTTTTTCTTCCATTTGTTCTAACGAAAAGTGTTTGTTAAGGATTCTAACGACTCCTGATTTGGCCTCATACATAATATCCGGCAACTTGGATATTTTCTCTGCGCTCATATTTTGATTATAATAACTAATTATAAGTTGCTCTTGCTTTTCTTTAAAATCTTTATGCGATGAGGCAATATGCTTTGATAATTTTTGAAAAGTTTGATTGCAAATAGGGCATTGATTTGAGATAAACATTACTTTGAGTCTTCTTTTTCAAATTTTTCCTTTACTGCAATTAATCCGCCATAATATGTTTGACAGGCTTTTGCGATCTTGCCCTTTCCAATTAAGTCCAGCTCGTTTTCGGTTGGAAAATGACCAAGCTCTTCGTAAACCATCATTATTTCTTCTTCAAGATTTTCCCAAATATTCCAAAATCCTGATGGCTTTTGATTTTTAGACTCTCTAACTGTTTGAAGCCCTAAAATTTCTGCAATCTTATACATTCCGCCGAATTTTACGATCTTTTTAGCTAGGCCAGATTTGTTAATTTTCTTTAAGTGGCAGCCGCTAGGCAAAACTCCATCCTTAATATACGGAAGAAGATCTTGTTCTAAGGAAGATATATCTTCAGACGTTCCGTACAAAATATTTATTCGGTCATCATTATTGAGTTCTTTTATATGGATGCCAATTTTGCATAGTTTGCTTTTAATAACAGAATGAACATCATCAAGGCATGATCTCTCAAAATCTTCAGGCTCAAATATAATAAGGTTTAAATTGCTATTTTTATATATCTCCCCCTTTATCTTTCTTCTTTCGTTATATCTTATTGAACGACTACTTGCTGAGCTATTGCTATAACCAAATATTTCTATGTAATATTCATTGTTATCTGTGGCAATTACAGAGAAATCAGATCGGTAACCAGTATCTGCAATATATTTTTCGTATTCAAATTTAATATCATTTAATTCTAGTATATTTGAAAAAATTAATTCATAAGAACTTTTAACCCACCTACCACTCTTAGTCTTTAAAATTGTTTTGGTTTTTGTTATATTCATAGCATCCTTAACTTTATTTATTCCGCCATGAACTCTATTTATAGAATTTAACACTCCAGATTCTCCAAGATTAATTAAATCCAATGATGATGGGAAATGACCAATTTTTTCTTGAATTTCTTCGATATACTCCTTAATATTATCTATATCATTCCAATGGTATATTTTAACCATACCCAAAGACGCTCTTTTAGTTTGATATCCTAATTTTTCAGCAACTGCATCCATACCCTCATGATAATCATAAATTGGTCCGATTACATTATGATGCCCACGATCAGTTAATTCTTTTTGAGTTGGGAATCTACTGAGTTCTTTGCAAATAGGGCTTAGAATTTTTTCTATATTGCAGAAACTCTTCCAATGATTTCTTGCCTCTTGTAACGGCTCTTTTCCGATTTTTTTCATTACTTCTGTAAAACCACCATTATTATTGATAGCTTTGGCTAACATGGTCTTTTTTGCTTTACGCATATCTTCTAGTGATGGGACTTTTCCAATTTGTTTTTCAAGATCATTTATCTCTTTTTCAATATTTTCAAAATCATTCCAATACCCAAAATCGTTAAAATCTGAACGTTGACTCCGATAACCATGTTTTTCAGCAAAATCTTTCATACCATCGTGATACTTATTAATTGCTGCCTCAATTGAACCAAGCCCATTCTCCCTCATTTCATTGCCATTAGGAAAATGACCAAGTGCCTTGATTAATGGTTCTAACTCTTTAATTACCAAATCAGAATCTTTTAAAGATCCCCTTTTTCTATATGTGGCCATAGTATACCCCTTATTAATTTATATTAATTCAAAATAGGCTTCGTCGTATATAACACTGCACATACCCAATTCTGATATTATAAGTATACTGTAAAAATTTAAAAATACCTCAAAAATTTTAGTTATTTTTATAAACAAAGAAAATCCCCTTATGAAATAAATCATAAGGGGATTTGAAAAATATTAGTTTAGACTAAATATTAGACAGTTACGAAACCAGAGGCAACTCCTCTCGGGCTCACTATACCTATCCCAATTATTTGCGAAACAACGAAGCCGATCTTGAGCTGTTTAGGTTCGTCAGCGGGAAGTACCTCTATGTCCTGGCGTATGGGCATAACACCGACGAATTCGGGGTCAGCGCAACCAAAGACCTGCTTAGGCGGAACAATCTTCGATACAATGATATCGGCGCCGAAGATGTGACCGTAAAGACCAGTCTGAAGCAACTCACGTTGCGTCACGGGATCGACCTGTGATGCGCCAGCCGCACCTGCAGATTCCCAGTTAAGAATATCAGTGTATTCATTGATATTCATGAAGTACTTAGCTAGAACGTTATCCCAACGATCAACCTGTCGCTTGAGCTTGAGGAGGCCGGTTTTGGCAAGTTCGTCAGTCGTGGTACCGTTATCAAGCGTCTGTAACGTGTTTTCTCCACCTTTTGCTGCATCGGCTGCGAAGTCAAGTGCCGCAAAGATGTTGGCATCTTCTTGGGCTTGAATTTCTTGGCGAGCCTTCTGCTGCATACGGTCGATAACGTTAAATCTACGACGTTTGACTTCAGCAATACGAACGGTCGGGTTAGAAACAACTTCAAATTCAGGAACGGTTACGCGATCACCGAATACACGGCTTTCAGGAACAGCACCATTTGAAGAGATAACTACTGCAGCGACATCGATATCACGGTCATAAACCGGAAGAGCACCTTGAGGAAGGGGATCTACAACGAGGGCCTTACGACCAACGCCTTGATAATCTAAGTTTCTGCGAATAGGGTTAGCCATGGCTTGACCGAGTGCAATTTTGCCTTCTTGCGTGTGAAGAGCCTGAGCGATGAGTTCATCACGCTGAGATTCACTGAAAGACGGAGCGTCGGTTAGACCCGAGCTTGAAGGGTTGAGTTCTTCAGCGATAGCAGCATATTTGACAATTTTCTGAAGAGCGTCCTTAACACTGGCTGCACTTAGATCGCCTTGGGTATTGAATAAAGTAGACATTGCATTCTCCTTAGGTTTGTACGCCAAGCAAGTAAATTGCCATAAATTCTACGTCAGACGTTCCGCCTGCCGCCACACTTGTGGTTGACACCAGTGACGTATCTGACACTGGGCCGAGTACTAGAGCAACTGCGGTATTGACAGTTGAAGTAGTAAGTTTTCCATCATTGGTACCATCTTTCGTTTTACCATAAAGTTTCGCATTAAGCGCAGCTCCGGTAAATTGCGAACTGTCGTACCATGCTTCTACAGTGACACCGTAGAGGCCGGGTTTCGTCCAAAGCGTTGCTTTGCCGGAACCAGTCATCGTGTGAGGACCAACAACTACAGCGCCAACAGTCGGCTTTCCGCCCATACCAGTTCCCTGGCCAGTTACTGAGCCAATGACGGTACCAAAGAGCGTACCATATCCGTGACCCGGCGTAGCTGAAGAAGTACCTTCGTCAACAAGACCGTAAAGGATACCATCGGTAGCCACATCGCGGAGTGTTAATTGATAACGAGGACCCTGTTGAAAGACGTCTGCTGCATACGCATCAGTCGTCGTGGTTAGTGCTATGAAAGCAGCGACTTCACCACCGGTAACCAATCGCATATCATCATCTTCAATATCGAATTGGCCAAGCGGTTGAACCCCTGGTTGTAATAGTTTTAACATATTTTATCTCCATGAGATTAATTTGTTGTGTATAGATTAGAAATTTAATCTATACGGTTTATTTTAAGTTACCTATGAGTTTTGTCACAGATTCTTCAATTAGTTCTGAGCTTTGATATAGTCCCTGTTCATCTGATTCATTGGCTATTTTCACCAAGTTTTCAATTAATTCAGCATAACGATTTCTAAAATTTCCTGATGGCATACTAAATGCGACTTCTTCCATTTTTCTATGTTGTTCTATGGAGTTCTCTATGAGTCCACCATTTGAAATAGCGTCTGCTATATAAATAGATTTCGGATGAGCCCTTTCAATTAAATCTGTGCCTGACTCTTGGTGATTTTGATAAAGTTGTTGATAGTCTGCTGAAGTTTTTTCTGGAGTAACATCATATAATTTTCCAAAACCTTCATAATAAGATTTCGAATATTGTTCTGAGATGCTTTTTACAGCATCTTTGAAATATTCTTTAGAGAATTGGTCTGCTTGTTTCTTCATTGAATTTCCGCTTTTATCAACTAACATGGAAACATTAGCAGATTTTGTGAAATTTTTGTGTAAATTTTTCAAACTTTCTTGTTTCTGCAGCCTTTTCCGTCTTATTTTTTGAGCAGAAAACGGATTTTGCTTGTAATAATCTAAGCCTTCTTTATAATTGCCCATCTTTCTTCTGGACGCTGTTGGCAAATTAGCTCTGATGAATTTTTTCAAATCATGTTTGTCAAAAATTCTATTAAGATAAAAATACTTTAAGGCTTCTAGATAATCTTTTCCAGGCTCACTGGTTCTTCCAAAAAATCCTCCACCGAATTTATTAGCAGGATCTATAAAGGCCATTCCTTCTGGTGTGTTAAATACCTTTCCTATAATTCTGGGAGCAGACATTCTCATATTTCCGGATAGATGAGCTATATCAACATTTTGATCATAGATTTGGACTTCGTATGGCGTTCTGTCTGATTGCTGTTGCGAATCAGATTTTGCAGCAGAACCCACTTGTGAAGTTATTCCACCAGCTGATGCTTCTTCCGCTGTATCATCGGCATGTTCTTTAATATAATCTGATACGCTAGACGTATACTCATTTAGCGTATCATATAGACCCTGAGCGCTTGCAGTTAAGTCATCGCAGTCATTTGGATTAACTAAATCTTGGCAATATTTATCTTTATTTGCTAAGAATTTTTTTAAATCTCTACTGAGAAGGTCTATGTCAGAAAAGATCATTGAAAGATCTTTATCTGATTGAAGTGGTTGCGCTAATTCATTTAGACCATACTTCAATAGTCTCGTGCTAACTACTGATATTTCTTGAAATAAAACATGACCATCTGTGTCTTCTTTGAATTTTACATTATCTAGTCTAACGGATGTATCTGCTAGTTTTGCTTTCAATTTTGCAACTAATGCAATATTAGGCTCTTCGGCGATCCAATTGTTATAAACATAATAACCAATTCCAGCAACTGCCAATAGAGAAACTAATGGAACAATTACTGTGGATGCTATAGTTCCAATTCCTGCAACTGCACCTGCGGCCAATGTTGCGACGCCAGATGGTATGCCGACTATTGCAGCGCCTATTGACATTGAAACTGTCCATAACAAAGATGGGATACTTGACTTGAATAATTCTTTTGTTTTTCCACCAATTGTTTTTGCGGCTAATTGTTCTTCTCTTTCCATACGGGCAGCTTCAAGTGCCTCTGCAGCAGTTAATCCTTTTACCCTAAGAACATATGCGGCATCAGTTTCTCCTGGGAGTTTTGCAATTGGAGTTTTTCTACTTTGTTCTTGTCCTAAATTTGGAACACTAGACTCTTGAGGAGAAACCTCTGGCGTTTGGCTTACTTTTGTTGCGCGATCTTCCATTTGAGTATCTGCTATTACACCATCTAGAGTTTTCTTTGTTGATAATTTTGCATTATCTTTTGCAGATTTGGCAGCAGCAGCTGTAGGCGCCTGCATTTCAGGGGAAAGATTGGAAATTAAATCTTTAGATGCTGCATCTAAAGATTTTGCTTCTTGGCCAGCAATTGGAATTAATTTTGATCCATCTCCTCCAGCTTCGGATGCTACCTCCGCAAATCCTTCTTTTACACCAGATAGCGAAGATGTTTTAATTGCATCCTCTACTGTCTTTTTTGAGCCATCATCGACAAATTTTCCAGATTTTTCTATATCTGATACTGCCCGTCCAATGGCATCTTCTGTAATTTTTACGGCGTCGTTCGCACCAGATCCAGCAATAGTTTCAACTGTTGGAGTGACAATTGTTTTTGCAAATGGTTTAATATTTATTTTTGTTGGAACTGCCGAAGGATTTATATTCGTAGCTGGCGATATTTTGGGCTTATTAATATCTTCAATGACACTTGATGCATTTGGTGTTTTTATTTTTTCAATAATTTTTTGTTCTTCTATATCAAGCTCCTTGGCCTTATCAGAAATCCTTTTTAGGTTCGCTCTCCAACTGCTTACTTCACTAATGTCAAAACCACCTGCCTGTCTGGCTGCTTCGAATCTTCCCCTTAACGGAGTATATTCTCTCATTAATTCATCTTTATTTTTGGTTATACTTTCCTTTAATAATTTAATCGCTTGATCATCCAAACTATCTACATTTTTTGCTTTTGCAAGTAATGAATCTGACTCTTGCATTAATGGCATAATCTTACTTAGCGACTCTGTTAGATATTTTGAAAATTCTTTTGAGGTACTTTTAACTACAGCTCCAGCCAAAGGTTTTACTTGAGCAGGAATATCACCAAGGTTTACCGACTTATGTTTAACAAATTCAGCCTCTAATTCATCGGAGCTTTTTCCTGTAAGTCCAATTAATTCTTCAACACTATTGGCTCCCATAGCTTTTGCTAAATCGTCTAGTGTACTTTCTACTGGTAATATTTTTACAACATCGCCAATCGCCTCAAATACAGTTGTCGCTGCAGATGCTTGCTTTTTTAATTGCTCATGAAAATAAAGATTCATAATTTCAGAATCTTTAGTCTTTAAAATTTTCATATTATTCCTCGAACATTAATTCGTCAATAGTTCTCTCAATCTGGTAAGCCAATTTTTTATTACCATGATCGGCGGCTTCTACTGCTTTTTCCTTTAACTCTGAAATTAAATTTGCTTTTGCTTCAGCGTATTCTTCTTCTGTTGGTTCGGCGGGCTCACCGGAATCATCGTCTGCGAGATTCTTAACTTTTTGAGTGACAACAGTTAAAGACTTATCGAGGTCTGCAATATCCTTTTTGGTTTCTTTAATTTTTCCGCCAACCATCTGTGCTTCTAATTTATCCTTCAATTCAACGGCACGCTTCATAAGTGTCATTTCCAATTGCTTCAGAACTTCATTGCTTGACCAAATTTTATGATCGTTGTAATCCCACTTATAAGACATGCTTACTCCTAATATTAATCATTATAAAAATAGCATATTTGATATTGCTATTTGTGGCTTCTTCGTAACCTTTTAATCACCCTTATTCCACAGCCAAAATCTTTACTCATAAATATTGTAGTTTAAACCTTGATAATTTGTTTAGAGCCAGAAAATTTCTAATGTAGAGTTTATTGCAGAGGGAGGACCGGTTACGAATGCAATACCTGGATGATTTTCAGTCGGCTGTTTTGTTGTAAATTTTCCATCTAAACCGATAAATAAACTTGCATTTAAAGGATATGCTTGACGTGTATCGAATTGATCGGTTGCATAAAATCCTCTTCCGTAATGCACAGTAATTCTTCCACTTCCAACCGTAGAGTCATCTCCAGGCATCGAAGCAACTCTATATATATAATTAACTATAACTCTGAATCCATCATTAATTCCATCATTATCAAAATCAAAGTTTAGTGGAGTTCCTGCTTCTACGATGATTGCACCATTTACAGGATTGAGCGCCGTGTTCAAAGTTGATGTGAAGCTGCTTTCTACTAGATTTGAATTTGTTAAAAATCCAACAACTTCTTCGGAATTAACCAATACGCCATTATCATTTAATTCTGCAGACTTAACAGATATCTCAACGATTTCATCAATTTGCGGTTTGGTATGCGCTTGTGTTCTTATGTCGTCAATAATGCCGATTGGGGCAGTTCCGTCACTAACACCGGCGACTATATCATTTCCAATTAATTTAAGCTGAGCAAGCATTCCAGGCTCAAATTCTGCACTAGGATCTAATGGAAAGCTTATCGGTAAAGCATTTGTGTGAATAACTCTAAGCATTTATGGCCTCACTAACTTATTAAAAAAATAGCATAAATAAAATAAGGAAGACTTTTGGCCTTCCTTACTTAAACGCATCTTTTAAAATTATACTCTGTTACGAGTGTTTATTAATTTTTATTTTTTGAATTGTAGCTTCAATCAAGTCTGTTGAAAAAAGATCTCCGTCTTGTTTTGCTTGATGAGCCAGTTTTTTTAATTCTAATATAGTTCCTAGCTTTTCAGATGCTTCTTTGATTAAATCATTTCTGATGCTAACCGCTGTAGCTTCAACCATATCGGCTGCGAAAAATTGTTCTTTCGCTCTAAAGCCTGATGCCATTTTGCCAAGCTCTTTTAAAATATATTGAGCTTTTATATCGACCAAGTCATTTGCATCATTTGACATATTTGCCATGCAATCATCTGCTTTGTGTTCCTGTGAGCCGCATTGATCGCAGGCATCACAAGATTCGCAAGGTTCTTCTTCGCATTCGCATTCCGCTTTTTTGCAAGAATTACAAACACCAGATAGTTCAGATATTTTGCTGTCAATGATGGAGTTAATTTTGGTATCTCTAGATTCAGGAGCAACAAGAAAATCTTCTGGTTTCATTTCTTCTTGAGCTTCTTCTTGTGCAACTTTAGTCTGAGATTCAACAGCCAAAGCTGCTTCTTTTTTTATAGAAGCAGCTTTTTGGCGTGACGCTATTAGATTGGCAAATTCATTCGCAATATTATCGCTATTAAATTTGTTACCAATTATCATATTAGTCTCTTATTATTTCCAGAGGAGTTTAGCAAGAGACGAGGCATCCATTTTCGGTCTGGACGTTTCGGTGGCTTCGTGAACTTCTTCAGTCTTGCCAACATTTAATCCACCAAGATCAGAGGCAGTTTTAACATTTTCTCTGTTATCTTTTAGGCTTGAAATGCTTCTCTTGAATGCTTCGAATGCCTTATCATCAAATTCCATGATGCTATCGACCTGACGATCTAGAGCAGGCTTCGTTGCCGCAATAAGATTCTTTCTCTGCATTTCCATACCGACGTCATAAGCTCGGCGAAGTTTAAGCTTGTAGAATTCTCTTTCTTCTTCTGCTTTCTTCTGGATGAATGATTCTGCAAGCTTAGCCTTAACAGTCTCTTTTTCTTCCTTAACTTCTTCTTTCTTGTCTTCGGCCTTATTTTCTTTCGGAGCAACTACTGCTTCGGCAGGCTTGTCCTTGGCTTCAGATACTTCCGTTTTTGCAGGAGCATCCTTGACTTCTGATACTTCGCAGCCATCTTTTACATCCGATTCATCTTTTGATTTCTTATCGTGAGCCTTTTCAAGAGCTTCTTCGATTTCGGCGCAAAGATCTTTATCTTCAACCTTATCTTTGATTTTCTTTAGAAGCTCTGAAAGAGCATCAGTCTTCGAATCTTTCGCTTCGGAAACTGCAGCACCAGACGGAGCCTTATTTTCCCAACCCATGCTCGTAGCTTTCTTGGAAAGTTTCTGAGTGGCTTGTTTCAATAGATCCTGTCTACGTTGCTTTCTAATGTCTAGAGCAATCGTTACTAGTTCGCTGTCTTCGCTCTTCGCTTCGGCCACAGGAGCGGCAGTTTCTACTTTGGTTTCTTCAACATATTCAGAGGTTTTAACCATTGAAGTAGAGATAGCTTTTGCCATACTAACTAGCGTCTTGCTTTGACCAGTGATATTTGCAGAGTCATTGAGGGCATCTCTGGAAATTTCATTGAGTTCTTCTTGCTGAGCCTTAGAAAGCTTAGCGTACTTATCGTATGTTTCAGCAAGTAAAGCTAATTCATCAGCAGAATCAGAGGCTTCAGCTAGAGTTACTTTCAATTGTTTGTAAACATTCTTTGAAAGTGCGAGTTTCTCGCCAGCATCAACGCCTTCTTTATCAACACTGATGTTGAATTCAACGTCACCAGATTCACCAATTATGGTTGAAAGAGCATCGCGTACTTCTTCGATGTTATCTTCCATGGCAACTAATGCATCTTCAACAACCTGTTTAGGTTCGCCACCATCAGAAGGACCCATTTCTGCGGGAGCTTCAACAGGCATATCCATCGGAGGAGCGCCCATATCACCAGCTGCTGGAAGTTCTGCCGGAAGTTCTGCCGGAAGTTCTGCTGGCATTTCTTGTGCGCTCTTGGTTAGCGAACGACCAACATAACTAACGCCCTTCTCTCTAATTTCTGCAACTACTGCCTTTGCATAATCTTTGCTGGTAACCCAAGTCCAATTTTCTGCAAGTTTTTCGCCGAAGATGTCTTTTGCCGTTGCAGCAATAACCATCTTGTCACCAGAATAAACTTCGAAGCATGAAGCTTCTTTGTCTATGGTGCCATCAAAGCGACGCTTCTGTTTGAACTTCGTAGAAAGAGCAGGACCATTATAAGCCGCCGTTCTAAAGAGTTCTTTCTTCGTCTTATCATCACCAGGGAAAGTACCGGAATCTTTACCCATGTTACCGTCCTGATACATTTGTTTATCAGTGTTCCAGTACTTGTGATAATCTTCCGACTTAAACGTGGCCGGTTCTACCTTGGGTTCTGCTCCACCAAAGTGATAGGCAGTTTTCTTATTAGCTAAAGATTTGTCTTCGGCGCGGAAAACCATTTTCTTGGTCTTATCGTCACCAGGAGCCATACCATCAGCGCCGCCAAGTTCTTTGACGAGCATCTGTTTGTCTTCTTTCTCACGAGTTTTGTTCTGTCCGGCGCCCTCATCCTTGTAGGTTCCCTTGGGCTCTACAGAACCCTCAGTTCCACCAAAGTGGTAAGCGATTCTCCGGCGAAGTTCTGCCCGTTTACGTTTTCTAGCTTCGTTCATAATGTCCTCCATAATGGAACTTGTTTTAATTGTGTCTTCTTTATCAGATTGATCAGACGAAAAAGCGTAAGTCTCTGGACCAACTCCTCCCGTCATAAATGAATCAGGATTTGGTCCGCTATCACTAGCGAGTAATCCCGAAGATGCTGTACCTGTCACATCGCTAACATCACCAGCGCCACGAGGAGGTGAAACATTTGCTTCTCCGCCATAAGATGGTTCAGTTGATTTCAATTCAGATTCTGGTAATGGTAGATTTCTAATAGCTTCACCGAATACTGAAAAATATAAATCAGGAGCATCCTTTAATGTATACCCTGTTGCTTTGGCGAACTCTGCAAGAGATTTGGTTAAATCGAAATTAGTGGAATCAAATGCAGTCTTGTCACTTGCTGATTTTGAAAATCCATTCGTATTAACGTAACCTTTTACAATTCTTTCTCTCTCATCTATAGAACAACCATTAGGGCCGCAAACCGCACCAAGCAAGATGTCTAAGCCATCCAACTTTTGTACTGGTATTTTTGACATAACGGAATTAAGATCAACACCAAAAGAGTTTAATTCATCCTTATGCTTGTTGATTGAAGCTATACATCTAAGTAATCTTGCTCCAGGCTCTGCAGGCTGTACAACTAAACTATATTCGATTGGGCGAAGTCCTATATTGATTTCTCCCCAAGCTTCCTTATTAATTATATGAAGACAGTATTCTTTCGGAGTAGATGCTTTTTTACCACATTCAGTACATACAGATGTTTCTACTGCAGTACCCATACTACCGTAACGAATAACCCCAGTTGAGATTTTTCTTGCTAAGTCAGCATAATTAATCTTATCAACGGCGCATAGGCCAACTACTTGCTTTAGTTTTTCATCATAATACGTATCTAGAATTATGCCTCTTACGCCATCAACCGTATCTGATTTGTGATCAACACATAACGGTCGACCAATCCAATCCTTTGTAGCAATCTTAAGTTCAGTCTCAGGAAATATATCACCATTATTATTTTTATGTGGCTTAACATTTCCATGCCACTTCCACTTTTCATCAAAATATCCCCAAGCCTTTTCATTGCCAATTTTCTTAGCATTACCAAAATCATCTATTAAACATGCTTCAGCGGACTTTAAAAATATAATTGAGAAGTATAAAAAATCATTAGATTGTGGAGCAATTGCCCTAACAGTAGCGGCAAATTTCTCAAGCTGATGAACGATTTCTGGGCTAGCAAGTTTATCCTGAATACTATCAGGATGAATTTGGTTAACTAGACTTTCTGCAGCATAGCCTTCTTTAACAAACATAAATTTGCTCCAATTTACAATGAATATATTTACTATTAGTTGTTTTAAATTTTTGTGTAAAAAATTAGTCTGATATAATAACTAAGCCAAGAATATCACTATTGATGTAATCTTTTGCACGAGATATTGCTGATTGCAAATCTTCTATCGACTTCTCATATTTCTCGGTAAATTCCTGCAACGATTGCATGAATTCCAGCGTTTCAATGCTATCTACTAGACCAAATATTTCCTCAATATCTTCTGAAGATATCTTTGCAGAATTAGCTATAGAATCTATAACTTCTGCTGTAGAAGAAATATCTTTTATTTCATTTAATATTTTTATTGAGTCTCTAATTTTTACAAGATAATCTCTTACAAGTACTTTGTTTCTTTTTGCTGATTGCTGATATTGACCCTTGCTTGAACTTATTGCTTGAGGATTAGCTTGCATCTTGTCATATTCTGCTAAGTTTAGATTCATATTTTCCAAAGACTTTTCTATAATTTCTTCAGACTCTTCTAATAGTTTATAGGCTTTTCTTGCTCTAAGTTTGATATCATCACCAACCGGAGAACCAGCTCTCTTTATGAGACTATTATCACTATAGATGTTAAAACTCTGATTGCCAAATTTGTTTCTAGCTTTCTCAAGTATATTAGAGTGATCGTCAAGAGATTCTAACTTTAATATATCAAGACTTAATGGACTGCCTATCTTTAGTGATAATTTTGCCTCAACTAATTCTCGTACAAGATCCGTATTTTCAAACCTTGTTGCTAGGACTAATTTTGATCCATAATGATTTAAATTTTTAATTGCATTGGTTAGTTTGTACATATCGTTTAGGCTATCACTTGAGTGCATGAAATCTTTAAGACTAGCCGTTAAGCTTTTTAAAATTTCATAATTTTCGGAAGATTTATAATTATATACATTGTACTCTTTGTAATCATTATTATCTCTAACAAATGATGCGCCGGATCTCATATTTAGATATGGTTTAGAATCTGGGTTATATTCAGATGTTTTGTATGCTTTGAAGTTTGGAGCAGACTCTAAGATTCCATCCAAATCAAAAATGTGAACAGTTTCTGATTTCTTATTTTTTACATTGCTTAAAAAATCAGATATCTGTGTTTTTCTAGAAGCAGTCTTTGCTAGTGATTTATTTATGGTTACAATTGGATAAGATTTCCACTCATGAATACTATTTTTGAATAACGATGAATATTTAATTATAGGCATCTTTTTCATATTTAACTTGTTAATTGTAGCTTTAGCTTCTTGAAGCTCTGCACTTTTACCAATTTTAATAACATGCCCGGCAGATAGCCCCAATCGATCTGTTAAGCCGCCGCAAATTTCTAATACGTGAGATACGTCTGCACAACCAAATGTCGATAGACTACCTGGATTTATATTTTTATATATTTTCTTAATTTGACTCTTAGAATCAACAAAGATAATGTCAATTGGAAATTTAACACTTCCCATGTGATATAACACATTTGATGGTCTTTGGTATGGAAATAACATTCCGGCCGTAGATTCTAAAATATTATATGGCTGAAGCCCATCAGTCTTTTCTTTGTAAGTTTCTGCAACTGTACAAGCAAAACTTGCCAAACAATCCATATCTTGATATACTTCAACATCAACAGTTCTTTCCGAATCTATACCTTCTACTGGGCTCATAATTCCATCCTGATAAGTCATAATTTGCTGGCCGTCTACAACAGATTTTTCAGGGACCAAAGCATCAGACGGCTCTTGAGAATTTCTATCAGTTTCATTTGGCCTTACATCGTCATTCATTAATATATTATATAACATTTAACTCTCAATTTTACTTAAATTAGCAGATATCTTGTTTATATGATCTTTAAAATCTTCAAATGAATAATTCAATTTCATTCTATTGCATCGCTCACAACAACATAAACAGTTGTCAAGCTTATAGCCAATA